GGTCAAGCCCAGCGGCGCCCGCAATGAACCGCTCGACCTGAAGGTGTACTGCCTGGCAATGCTGGATCTCCTCAAGCGCCGCTACAACCGCGCGACGATGTGGGATCAGCTGGAAGCGCAGCTCGGCCACCAGGCGCCAGGGTCCGGCGGGCTGCTGTCAAAGAGCAAACGGTTTGGCTCATAGACTGCGGCATGGCTGGTATTGATCTCGCTACAGCACAGGCCCGGCTAGATGACTATCTAGCGGCAGAGTTGGCCGTGTTGGGAAATCAGGAGTACATGATTGCCAGCGGCACTGGCGGGGCGCGGAAGTTAAGGCGAGCGGATCTTTCTGAGATCCGAGCTGGGATTGAAGTGTGGGATAAGCGGGTGAAGGATCTGACTAATCGCAGCCAAGGCCGGGGGCGTTCCTTAACCCTTCGCCCGAGATTCTGATGGCCCGCAAACGTCAGCGATCAATGGCAAAAGCTGCCCAATCGATGGCGGTCGATGGCCAGGTGCCAGCCGGGGCGATGTTATCGTGGGGGTTTGGAGGTGGCACGCCTGGCACCTCGCGGATGGCAAACACCGATCGGTTTTCACATTGGCGGCCGATGGTTGCCGATGCTGACGGGTACGCGCAGTTTGAGCTGAAAGATCTTCGGGCGTTTTCGCGTGACCTGGAGCGCACAGCGCCAATCGCTACGGGCGCAATTGAAACCAAGGCGTCGTATGTGATCGGCGCAGGGTTGACGCTGCAAAGCCGTGTTGATACCGAAGAACTGGGGCTAAGCACGGATGCGGCGAGTGCATGGCAACACCGGACAGAGCGGCGGTTCAATGTGTGGGCCAGTGATAAGCGGTGCTCCACGAATCGGCGGCAGGATTTTTTCGACCTGCAGGATCTGGCGTATCGGGGACGACTGGTGAGCGGTGATGCGTTCGTGCTGCTGGCTGATACGCAACGCGAGGGCTGGCCGTTCCGGTTGGCGTTGCAGGTGATCGAAGCCGACCGCGTGTGCAACAAGGACAACGCGACGAACACCGCCACACTGGTGGACGGGATTCAGTATGACGAGAATACAGGCGAACCAAAATTAGCGTTTATAGCAGCGCACCATCCAGGGCGAATCCTGTCAGGTGCCAAGCAGACATGGACTGAGGTTCCGTTTTATGGCGCATCAGGCCGGTGCAATCTGATTCAGGTGTCGCGGATTCTGCGGCCGGGGCAAACGCGCGGCATCCCCGACCTGGGCCCGATCATTGCGACGGTGAAGCAGCTGGACCGCTACAGCAATGCTGAGGTTGATGCTGCGGTGAATAGCGCGGCCCTGGCGTTGTTCGCGCAGATGGACGCAGAGGCATTCCGCGATGTGTTTACCGATCCTGGCGACCAGGCGTCGTATATGCAGAAAGCAGCGGAGTGGGACGGCACAATTAACAGCGGCAAGACGATTAACCTATTTCCTGGCGAGAGCATCACGGCGCCGACACCAGGACGGCCGAACCCGAACTATGACCCGTTCTTCAATTCATTTCTGAGCCTGGTTGGCATGGGGTTGAACATCCCTAAGGAGGTGCTGCAAAAGGCGTTCAATTCAAGCTATTCGGCCAGCCGTGCTGCGTTGATGGATGCGTGGCGCACGTTCAAGATTGAGCGGTCGAGATTTGCGCGTCAGTTCTGCCAGGTGATCTACGAAGAGTGGCTGGCGGATGCGGCAGCGCTGGGCCTAATTGATGCACCGGGATTTTTCGGTGACATGTTTGTGCGTGCGGCGTGGTGTGGGGCGCAGTGGAGCGGCGATGGCCCCGGCGCGCTAGATCCGAAGAAAGAAGCCGAAGCATCTGAAATTCGGATGCGGTCAGGCGTGGCAACCCTGGCTAAGGAAACTGTGGCCTATGACGGCAGTGACTGGGAAGACAACCATCGGCAGCGAGCTGAAGAGGTACGGCGCCGGAAAGAAGACGACCTCGAAGTAGTGGCCCCGCCGCTTGGCGTTACACCAGACGATGAGGACGATGACGAGGATGATGATCCATAGGCTGAGGCATGACAGTTTTCGACGTTCTTTCTTCTCCGTGGGCGATCCTTCCTGATCGCCTTGAGCAGATCCACGCGATCTACGACGCCAAGGTTAGGGGCGAATCGCCGGACCTTGAAGCACTGGAGGCGCGGCTAGGCCGGCCGCTTGCTAATGAGCGGCAGCAGGCCTACGAGGTGCGCGACGGTGCGGCACTGATCCCGCTGCAGGGTGTGCTGGGGCGGCGGATGAATCTTATGTCAAACATGAGCGGCGGCACGTCTACCGAGCTTTTTGCGCGTGACGTGCAATCGGCGGTGAATGACCCCGAGGTGCAATCAATTGTGCTGCTGGTTGACAGCCCCGGTGGCACGGTAGCGGGCACTCAATCAGCTGCATCGGTGGTTATGGCCGCGAGGGGCAGCAAGCCGATTGCGGCATTTGTCGAAGGCACGATGGCGAGCGCCGCGTACTGGATTGGCAGCGCAGCTGATGTTGTGGTGTTGGATTCATCCACCGCTCAGGTGGGCTCTATTGGCGTGGTGGCGACCCATACCGACATCAGCCGGATGGAGGAAGCAAGCGGAATCAAGACTACTGAGATTGTGGCGGGAGCGTACAAGCGGATTGCATCGCAGCACGGCCCGTTGTCTGAGGCAGGCCGCGAGTCGATCCAGTCACAGGTTGATTATCTGTACGCGCAGTTCGTGCAGGATGTTGCAATGCAGCGAGGCGTGAGCGAAGAAAAAACGCTGGCTAATATGGCTGATGGCCGGATTTTCATTGGCAAACAGGCCGTAGAAAATGGCCTGGCGGATTCGGTCCTTACATTGAGCGAGACCATTGCACTGCTCAATGAGCGGGTGCAATCTCGTTCCATTTTGCCTTCTGCGAATTCTTCTATGAATCCTCTAGAGCTAGCTGCCGAATGGGCAGCCGAAAACCCCGAGGCTGCGGCTGCTCTGCGTGCAGAGGGTGCAGTTGCGGAAACACATCGCGTAAATGACGTTCGCGCCCAGCTGGTGCCAGGCCATGAGGCACTGATTGAACAATTCGCCGCTGACGGCCACACCACTGGCGATGAAGCCGCGCGGGCGATCGTGCGCGCTGAGCGTGAGGTGCGCGCTACTCAGGCCGAGCAACGTGCCGGCGAAGGCGTGGCCCCGCTACCTGAAGCCCCGGCACCTGAGGGACTGGAGGCCAAGACCCCCGAGCCCGCCCCTGAGCTTGGAGCGCAGGCCATGGCGGTTCGCGCTCGTCAGATCGTGAAGGAAGCCGCCGCCAACGGCCAGACAATTTCCACCCCCGCCGCCGTGGCTCAGGCCCGGCGGGAACTCACCGCATCCTGAGGTAATCAACCATGACCATGCGCAATCAAGGGCTAGTTAAAGCATTCACCGCTGGCGCCAGTGTCAACCACGCCCGTTTTGTAAAGTTTGATTCAGACGACCGCACTGTTATTCAGTCGGCCGCCGCTGCTGATTTCACCATTGGCGTTTCTGATTTCAATGCCAACGCAACCGCCGCCGCATCCGGCGAGCGTGTTGATGTTCAACTGACCGACATTGCAACCGTCACTTACGGCGGCACAATCACCCGCGGTCAGCTGGTGATTAGTGATTCAACCGGCCGCGCGATCACTGCTACTGCCACCGCCGGCACCAACGTCCGCGCCTGTGGCGTTGCATACGTGAGCGGTGCAGTAGGCGACCTAGGCTCCGTGCTTCTAATTCCTGGCTCGTTCCAGGGCTAATCCCATCTCTGAGAATTGAAACATGGCAAACATGAATTTTCCGTTTCCGATTCAATCGGAACTCACCGCGATCACGCTGGCGTATCAAAACCGCCGACTGATTGCTGATGAAGTGCTGCCCCGCACGCCTGTTCCTTCAAGGGAATTTAAGTGGCTGCAGATGGGCCGCGATCAGATGTTCACGGTCCCCGAGACCGCTGTAGGCCGCAAGGGCCAGCCCAATGAGGTTGAGTTCGGCGGCACCGAAACCGCCGGCTTTGTCCGTGATTTCGGTCTTGACGACGTGGTTCCTAATGAGGATCTGGAATCAGCTCCTGCAGGATTTGACCCCCTCGGCACTGCTGTCACCGGCATCACTGAGCTGGTGGCCCTGGACCGCGAAAAGCGCGTTGCTGATCTGATCTTCAATACCAACACCTACCCATCTGCCAACCGCTCCACGCTGTCTGGCACCAGCCAGTGGAGTGACTACAGCAACTCCGACCCATACACCGCGATTCAAACCGCGCTGGACGGAATGCTGATGCGCCCTAACATCGGCGTAATTGGCCGCTTGGCCTGGACCCGTCTGCGCGTTCACCCGAAGATCACCGCCGCCCTGGCCCCCTCAGCTAACGGCAACACCTCCACCAGCAACGCTGCCGGTCAGCCCGCAACCCTGCAGGCTGTCGCTGATCTACTTGAGCTGGATCAGATCATCGTGGGCGAGGCGTTCATCAACACTGCCAAGCCTGGTCAGACCGCCAGCCTGTCCCGCTGCTGGGGCAAGCACATGGCGTTCTTGCATCAGAACCCCGTCGCCACGATTCGCGGCAACGCTGTCACCTTCGGCTTTACGGCTGAGTGGGGCAATCGTGTGTCGGGCAGTATGCCTGAGCCGAAGGTTGGCCTTCGCGGTGCTCAGCGTGTGCGCGTTGGCGAGAGCGTCAACGAGCTGATTGTGGCCTCTGATGTTGGCTACTACTTCCAAAACATCGTCGCCTGATCATGGCTGTCTTCTCAGTTCTGATTGGCCCTGTCGAACACGACGGGGAACGATACGAGGAAGGCGCTCAGGTGACACTGAACGCCGATGAATCTGAGGCACTGGTGACGCTAGGAGTCATCGGTGCAGCTGAGGCCCCGAAGCGCAAGCGTACGGAGGCTGATAGCTAGTGGCATTTGTCGAGGAGCTAAGCATCCTCCTGGCTGATTTCGGTCGGCCAGTGGTGGCCGGGGCCAATACAGGCCTCGGCATTCTCGACATGCCTGGCGAGTATGTGCTTAACGACCGGGTCATCAACAATCATCATGTGTTGATGGCCGAGTCGTTGAAGTTTGGCGCGGTGTCCTATGGCGACAGCATGACGGTTGAGGGGTTGTCGTATCGCGTGAGGGAAGGCCCTTTGAAGTTAGGCGATGGGGCATTCTGCGCAATTTTGCTTGAGCGGATTGAAGCCGCCGCCGACAGCATCGGCT